ATAGAGTTGTTCTTTATGGAACATAAAGACTTAGAACCAAGCTTGATCTGTTTGGTTCGGTTTTGTGGCACCCTTCGGGGGTAAGCAAAGCTTCAATGATCATTTTAATCAAATGAAAATGAAGCTACAGACATTAAAATCTTTATATACAATGAATTTTACTTCGTTATATAAAACAGATCACAATGTTGTTAATTCAGCTGAGAGTATTGTTGAAAATTTCCATAGAATTGCAAAGTCTATGGGGATTCCAACAGCTCTTAGGTTGCATAAGGAGAATGAGAGACATGTTAAAATGTACTTTCTTTCTCAACAATCAAATTTTAACCATACAATATGGACAAAACTTGATCGTCATGGAATTCCAAAGTTTGTTAAATTTGAAATTTCGAGAATGCAACAGCCAGAGTATGCGCGAGCAATGTTAACTGCTTGTGCGTACTACAGACTGTTCACACAGCCTGTCAATAATGATATTAGTAATATCACTAATGCTGGTCCTGAAGTATCGGTTGAACTTCTTGAGAATATTGAGAAGTTCGCTGCAGATTTCTATAGGTCTAGAGGTATAAAAACCTTTGAACCACTAGAAACTGCCTTTCCCGCATATGCAACAACCAAAGCAGGGGCCAATGGCCCTTCTGCTATGGGGTTAACATCACTGAAAGACATACTAGCCTTGGAGAGAGATGGTCTTCTTACAAAGATCATCGACTTCAGTTCAAGAGTATACAAGAGTAATGAATTACTCCTGGATATAATTGAAAGGACTCTCACTATTGCCAAAAGCCTTCCAGAAATCAATCTGGAAAGTCTTAAAACCGGTCGACTGCATTTGCTTGCAGAAGGTGGTGGAAAGACTAGGGTAATTTGCATACCCGACATTTGGACGCAATCTGTTTTAAAACCAATCCATAAATATCTAATGGATCATGTTCTAAAACGGATGCCATGTGATGGTTCCTTTGGACACGAAATCCTTGGGAACAAAGTGAAGAAATTCACTAAATATCGAGGACTTTTCTGTTTCGACCTTACGGCCGCTACAGATAGGTTCCCACTAGAAATACAGGTAGCGGCTCTTAAACCGCTACTTGGAGATCTGGTACATGAATGGTCACACTTATTGGTGGACAGAACGTACACCTTTAAGGGAGAAGCTATACGCTACAAGAGGGGACAACCTATGGGATTATTAACCTCATGGGCTGCATTTTCTGTGGCGCACCATATCATAATCAATTATTGTAAGAGGGATAAATCCTTCTATGCAGTAATTGGAGATGATGTGGGAATGTCTTCAGTGGAAGGTGCTAAGAGGTATCGGACCTTAATGACAGAGTTAGGTGTAAGTATAAATGACACTAAGTCACTTATTCCCGATTCTGGCAATAAAGTTGCTGAGATTGCCAAAAGGCAGTTCTCAGGAGGGATTGAAATTTCCCCCATACCTCCTAGAGTACTAATAGAATCAACTAAGGGAACCGAAGGTCTCCTTGAGTTTCTACAAGTACTAGCAAACCGAACTGGTAAGCTTGGAGATTTATCCAGGCTTGAAAAGAAAGGAATTAAGAGACTCGTTCATTTGAATCGAGATCTTAAAACCGACCTCTTCCAGGTTACATTAACGTGTCCACTTCTCAAGTACAACCCTTTCGGGGCCTACTTGCACCTATTGGCCCCCGATGTTATCGGGGTAACCGCTAGGTGGAACACATCTTTTCCCGTTCAAACGTATCAGAACGAGTTAGAGAGTTATCTCATAGAGATAGCTGTTAATGCAATTAACCAAAACCCAATGACCTTTGAGGCATTGGGTATGGGTAATGCGCCTAGAACCAGTGACAGTCAGAGTTCCCCACTTATAAAGAGTTACCTCGATATAAGGTCAGAAGATTTGAAGAAGCTTCTGAAGGAAACCCAATCACATCAAGGATCAGACGACTGGGATGACGATCATGTCATCAGTCCAGAATCTGTCTATGAAGTAATTGTCTCTGGCCCGGACCCGACATCTCCAAAAGATTTTATGGAGAAACGTAGGATTCGTCGGAAGCTTGCCATTGATCTATTATTTAGATTATATAACAAGTCGCGATTTGCTCGTTTGCCTAACAAAAGGTAAATGAGTACCGCAGGTCTTCCTGTGGCATTGGATTGTCAACTCTGGGTGATCAGC